GCAGCTTGGTAAACAGCCTCACCGCCTTTTGGTTTAATTTTTGGTTGGCCCATTGGTGAATCTGGTAATTTAACCCAAGGTAAGTTACAAATAACTAAACCATTCAAGTATTGTGAGTTTTCTTTTCTACTATTGTTGATTCTTTGGTTAATACCCATGTTAATCTTTTCTGCAAGAACGCCAGCAGTATGTTGTTTACCACCTTTACCCTCCCAGGTCATTTTACAAGGTACAGAACCAACTGAATCCCAGAAGAAACAAATATCATAAGGGACATTTCCTTTAGCTTGTTCATCCAATACATAATTTATGTAATCCGTAATTTGTTCCACGTATTCAAAATCATCACGATAGAAGAAAAACCCTTTCCACTCACCCTGATCATCTTTGTAACAATCCAAACCCATTAGTTTGCAATGTTCAAAACTCCATTTTTTCTCGGTAACCAAAAATATTGGTAAAATCCCTTTTTTCTGTGCATCAATGGACGATGCAATTAATGCACTTGTCTTTCCCGTGTTGGTATGTCCAAGTAACATGTTAATGTGGCCCATACAAGGGCCAGGTACACCAGATGCCTCTAAAAATGCTTCACCGCAAGATAGAAACAAATCTGGTTTATATTTTGTTGTTGTACTCATTTTCTTTTGAAGATCGTCAAATGAAAATTCTTTTTTCTTAACCGCCATATTGATATATTTTTAAATTTAATTGTGAAAAAAAGGGCATTATAAGGGTGTAAAATTCCTTATAATGCCCATATGTTTGTTTTAATTAGAATGGTAAGTCTTCAGTGTCTAACGTCATCGGTTCACCTGAATCGTACCCCATGCTATCATCACCAAATGTAGTTGGTGTTGGTTCACTAACTGGTTGCGAATAGTTTGTTGATTGTGGCGCATACGATGGTGTACCAGCGTCATCAACTTTAGCAACGAATTGCTTTGATTCGCTATCCCAAACAGGTTCAGAACCTTCAGCAACGATTCTCAAAAACTCAATAGGTTTTTTTCTGTAAACATCTCTCCAAGTTTGTTGGTCGTTTAACCAAAGTTCCATTTGTGTTGGATCTTGACTAACTGGTGATGTCTCATCAAAAATGATTTGTGAAACTTTTGTGTAACCTTTAGATTGGTCACGAACAACACTGATGACAAGGTCTTTTCCAGCGATAGGATTAAAGAATGCACCAGAGCCTGGATTTTTATCGTTCATGAATTTCATCATGGGTTGAATTTTATCCATGATTCCTGAACCATCATTTACTTTAGGGAATCTCCAGAATTTAACTCCCTCGTGTTCTTTTCCACGTTCAATACCTCTAACGATATAGAAGTCACGTGAACGGTAATTACTTGCGATTTTCTTATCTTCAGCATCACCCTTGATTAAAAGTTTGTACATGTCATTAAGTGGTGATTCTTCACCATCTTGAGCTGGATCGTACAGTTTATTCCATTTTTTACCAATCTTAAGATTGTGGAATTTAATAATGTCGTACCATTTACCCTCGGTATCCAACGGTAAAATTCTAAAGACACGTTGTCCCGAATTTTCCTTGTCACCCAATGCTAATGTAAAATACTTGGTTAGATCAACCTCTTTTCGTTCTGTGGTTGTTGCAGAGTTTTTTGATTTTTCGTAGTCGGCCAGTGAGTTTTGAACGGCCTTGTTCCAATCGATGTTTTTAAAGTCCATAATTAAAAAATTTAAGTTTATTATGGTACAATATTAGACAACGATTTTCAAAAAGTCAAGTGCCCAACAAAAAAATTTACGTATTAAATAACTGTCTCTTTACTTTTTTACCCACCAATAGCACACCATGTGGGCTTGTTGTCACTGAAACAGAGCTTATTGGGTACTGATTTAAAACAAATGCCCCAGGTAATACCAATTGGGTACCGTTAACTGTTAAAGTGGTGACATCATCATAAGCACCTAAAAAAATTATACTATGTATTGAATACGTATGACCCGTATCCGCAGCTTGAAGCGCTGCGATTGATTGTGTTCCGCCAGATGTTAGTTTTTCTGTATATAGTTCAGCTTGTATCATAGTCTGTTAAATGGGTTTTCTGTTGGTATATTGAAGCTCTTTTTAACTTCTATGTCACTATAATCGTTCATTATGGTATCAAACATAGACATTTTTGACGAATTTTCCAAATCGGTTTGTGTTTTAGCCCCAGTACCTTTATTGTAATCATCAATTGATATATTAAAAGGGTATGAATCTTGAGTGAGAGCCTTTCTTCTTTCTTCTTCAGTTGGTGGTCTCATAAGCTCAACTTGTTTTGCCAATGATTCCATTTTGCCAATTAAATCATCCATTTTGGTTAAATTTGTCTCTATTTCGGAAACTTTACCCATAATGTCATTGATTTTTTCTATACCACCAGCCAAACCTTCAATTTTACTCTTGATGTCGTTTGTGCTATTAACCAATTCTGTCACATCAACCTCAGTAACATCTTCAGCTGGAGCTGGTTCTTCTACTGGTGCGTCCGTAGCAACGTCTGTTGGTTCTGTTGCCATTGGTTCCTCAGCTGGTACCTCAGCTGTTGCATCGACAGCGGCGTCAACTGGAGCTGCGTCAATTGGCTCTTCAGTTGGTGCGACTTCTTCAGCTTCATTATAGAATCTATAAGAAACCTCGTCAATCGCCATTTTATCTTGATATGCTATAATAGCATTAAAGCGATTAATTTCGCTCTCCAATAGGGTATTTAATTTCTTACTCATCTTAGAAACATTCTATTTGAGTGGCTAATTGGGGTTTCTTCTCTTAAAAGTTCTCTACCATCCTCAACCACTAATTTTTTTTCAATTATTTTTCTTTCAATTAAACCATCAGCGGTTTTTATATAGCAAACGCCAGATTTAAGGTCACAAACTTCCTCACCAACCTTGGGTTCATTACCAAGAAACTCTTCTATTTTATTGTCAATTCTGTCCATAAATGGTTTTACTATAAATATCTACAAGTTTATAAAAGTGTTGGTTATGGTAATGTTTTTAATGTTTCTTTGTATGTGTTATAAAAAGCATCATTTGCACCTGGATGTGATAATACTTTTGTGACACTACCAACAACGGTAAAATCGGCGTTTTTAAATACGTTAATGTAACTGTTTATTAAGTTTTGCCAATAAATGTCAGTTTTAACACCCTTAACTTCTAATCCACCCCAACCATAATTACCATTCATTATATAATATTTTGCTTTAGGGAATTTTTGTTTAATTAAGTAAATAGCTTCATTTTGTTTAGCTGTGTTAGCCGCCCAAAGGTCGTTAGCACCAATTGTGACAACAACGTGTTTAACATCGTTATAAACTTTAGCGGCGGTTAATTGATTTATTAAAGATTTACCACCAGCATTTGGCCCAGTTCCCCCATCTAATGATAAATGCTTACCCACTTGTGGTGCCACATCAGTCACTTGTCTTATTTTTGGATTCGCATGTTGTATTGATGCGTATAGTGAATCGCCAATTACAATTGAAGTGGATCCAGCTGTATTATTTGTACCGCTATTGGCCCCAGAACTAGGTGTTGTTTGTCCACTACCGTCCCAATATAAAGAATCTGATGAGTTATTAAACCTGTTTAAAAATTCAACCGCACCCTCACTTCTCTTATATGGTGAATATTTGTTAGCGGATGTTTTATCGTTATAAACACTAAAACCTTTATTACAATTATAACAAACCTCAACTTTCTCAGCAAAAACAAATCCAGTCTGATAAGCGTCTGTTTCAGATTTCGTTAAATTTAAATATGTTTTAAATGATGAGTAGTTATTTATTAAATAATCCATCTGAGCTTCAACAGTTTTACCAATAACATTAAATATATCCTCAACATTTTTCGAACCACCACCGCTAGGTGTGTATCTACCATTCCATTGTATTAAACCAACACTAGGATATCCGTTTGTATCCGCTTTATTGACAGCCAAAGGATTAAACCCACACTCGTGTAGTATATTACCCATAACACCAGCTGCTTGAGCTTTTGTTAACCCAGCAGCTTTAAGTTTGTTTTTAACTTTAATTTGATTTTGCGCTAGCTCTTCCGTTGTTGGGGCTGTAAGATTTGTTGATGATACAGAACTTTCAGCAACTGGTTGATATCTCAAAATAACAGTTTTTTTAGAATCTGTTACATAATTATTATCATCCAAATTAACCGCATAATTTGCACCAACTTTATTACTATTGTTACCACCTATGACTTCAGCTCTCTTTGACGCAATATTAACAACACAATCACAATGTGAGTACATATTTTTTTTAAAATCTTTTAATTGAACTTCTATTGGACTATAATTGCTGTCAGCACCATAGCAAAGAATATCACCTAATTGTAGGGGTGTTTCTTTGGTCGTTAGCGCTTTAAATGATGTGTTACCGTCTCTCACATCAACAATGTAGTGTGAATGATTTGCACTGTAAGGAAAATCGTTTGGCACGGGTGCTGCTTGTTTGATTATATAACTAATAAACGCTGCTGACCAAGCTGTGTTACAATCCCACCCCGTATATTTTGTCGCAGACCAATAATTAGTTAATAAAGGCTTTGCCTCATCTTGACATTCGGTTAGATTAGCCCACTTTTGTCTTTCACCGTTAGCGACATTTATTATTTCGTTTCTAAACCTTAATGTATCACCCGATCCAGCGCTACCAGGTTGCGATACATATATATTTTCAAGTTGTGTCGCGGTAGCGGCTTGTAAATTATAACTAGATTTAACATTTGAACTTAACTTTACTTTACCAAAACCACCACCAGAATCTGATGAAAAGAAAGCGACTTTATAACTATCGCTTGACCCTGGTATTGAACCCATGAATTT